TAGATAGAAAACAAAACTATTGGAATTACTTATGGTTACTTTTAATTCCAGTTTGTTATTATATTTATAAGAAAATAAAAGAAAAAATAATGTTTATTTAAACGTTCTTATAGAACTTATTTTAAAATATTGTAATTGTTTAATTTTAAACACTTTAGCATTTAAAAAAGTTTACTAAATTTTTATAAGTTGTAAACCTTTTTAATTTGTTTGCTAATTGCCATTTTACTTAAATCTAATAATTTTGCTAATTCCATTGATTTAATATTTGGATTTATTTCAAAAATAGATTTTATTTTATCTTTAGTTTTTAAATCTTTATTTTTACAAATATTTTTAATTTGAATATCTTTTAATAATTGATTTAACATACTATCTAAATATGTATCTTTTTTATTATATTCTTTTTTATATTTATTTGTCCAATAAAATATATAAGATAATAAATCTTTATAATCTTTAAAACATTTAATTGAGTGTAATTCAAAATCATTACCACGATTAGAATACCAAATAAAGTCATATCCATCATAAATAATTTTATGATTTTCTATGTCTTTTAAATAACTTAATTCTTTTAATGTATACGGCATAATATTTTTATTTAATATAAGCAAAATTATAATATATAATACATAATAAAAAATAAAGTTTTTAACATTATTGTTAATATCTTAAAATTACATTTGTATATGAAGAAACCAACAAGAAAAAGTTTAGTAATAAAATTAGATACAATCTTTAGTCAATACATTAGACGTAAAGATGCTATTAATGAAATAGCTGAATGTATTACTTGTGGTAAAAAAGACCATTATAAAAAGCTACAATGCGGTCACTTTCAATCACGCTCACATTACAGTACACGTTGGGATATTAATAATGTAGGAGTTCAATGTTATGGTTGCAATATATCACGTTCAGGTGAACAATATAAATTTAGTCAATATCTTGGTGATAACTTAGCACAAGAAATGTATATTAAGTCAAAACAAATAGTTAAATTTGCTGATGTAGATTTAGAAGATATGATTGAATATTATAATAATAAAATACTGGCTTTAGAAAGTAAAGAAAACTAAAGGGAATACAAATACACTTTACAGTATTGTGGTATCGGGAGCATATACTTGATTGTTATAATATGCGAGTTAGTAAGATAAGGCGGGAAAAGCTAACATTTTTTAAAATATTTTTTGTTTTTGTTTCTTTGTTTTAAAAGGCTACTGTAAAAGGTAGCTTTTTTTATTTGTTAAAGTTTTGTTAATGTAGTTTTATATTCAAAAAACAGTTATATATTTGCAGAAGAAATAACAATTAAAACAAACATTATGAAACAACATTTAAAAGATTTCGGATTATCATTAGCATTTATGGCTACACTTACACTAATTTATTTAACACTAACTTTTTATTTTTTATAGTATGAAAGATTTAACAGATTTCCAAAGGTTTCAAATCCAAAGTTTACAGCAAAGAGTTTGCGAACTTGAAATCATTAACAACGTACTATCGGGATATTGCTTTGAAGCATTAGACAAAGATTGTCCAAAAGAATATAAAACAATAATTAAAAAAGAAATTTATAACCTAACATTAAAATAAAATGGAATTAACATTAAATCAAAAATTATCTTTAATTCAAAAAGAATTTAAAGCAAACAAATCAAAATTCAATTCATTCGGTAAGTACAACTTTAGAAGTGCTGAAGATATATTAGAAGCATTAAAACCTTATAATGAAAAATATAAAGTAAACTTTACAATTACAGAATCAATGGTAGAATCACAATTTTTACAATTTCCAATGTTACGTTCTGTAGCATCAATAAACGATGATTTAGACACAATAACTGCTTCTGCTATAGTTGGTGTAGACTTAGAACAAAAAGGAATGCAAATGCCACAAAAGTTTGGTTCTGCAAGTTCATACGCTAAAAAGTATGCTTTAGGTAATTTATTACTAATTGATGATTCACAAGATGCTGATGCAACAAATAAGCACGAAAAGAGTACATCTAAAGAAGAATTAAAATGGTTAAATAAGAATACACCAGAATTTAATAAAGCGGTTGAATACGTTAAAGGTGGTGGTTCTGTTTCTGCAATAGAAGCTAAATATAAAATGACTAAAGAAGTTAAAGACGAATTGTTAAAATAAAATTATTATATTTGTAAAACTGAATAGCTGACAACAGTAAAAAAAGGTAAGCAATAAAAAACAAATAATATGAGTGCATTAATTAATTTAAGTTTAAGAGTTGACAAATTACCAAAAGAGAAATTTGTACAAGGTAAAGATGGAGCGGTTTATTACAATTTTACTATTGGAGTAAATGATGATTCAAACCAATGGGGACAAAATGTTTCTGCAACAGATTCACAAACAAAAGAAGAACGTGAAGCTAAAAAGCCAAAATCGTATTTAGGTAATGGTAATGTTGTTTGGACAGATGGTAACATTAAACTTGCTGATAAAAAAGCAGAAGTTACTGCAAAAGAAATAGAATCGGATTTACCGTTCTAAATTTAATAGGGGTGTAAAAGCCCCTTTTTTTAAACAAAGAAAACAATAATATGGATAAAGAAGCACAAAGGTTATTAATGCAAATGTATGAAGAAGATTGCTTTATTAATCCATTAGAAAAAATAGAACATCCAAAACCTGCAATATCATTTGGAACTAAAAGTTATGAAACAAAAGATGGCGAAGTTAGTTATCCAGTACCTTTAGGAACATACGGAAATTTTAGTTTTATACAAGCACCACCAAAATCAAAGAAAACATTTTTTGTATCATTATTATCAGCGGTTTATTTAGCTGAACATTTAGAATCATTTTGCGGTGAATTAAAAGCAAATAGAAATGACAAACATTTAGTTCATTTTGATACTGAGCAAGGGAATTTTCACGCTGCAATGGTATTTAAAAGACCAATTGATATGACTGGAATAAAATCAGACAAATATCATACATTAGCACTTAGACAATTATCATTTAAAGAACGTATAGACTTTATAGAATATTATCTTTACGACAAATTAGAAGGTAAAAATATTGGATTGGTAATTATTGATGGAATAGCTGATTTATGTTCAGACGTGAATAATATAGAAGAATCAAATAATGTAGTTCAGAAACTTATGAAATGGACAAAGGAATTAAATTGTCATATAATAACTGTAATACATAGTAACTTTGGTTCAGATAAGCCTACAGGGCATTTAGGTTCGTTTTTAGAAAAGAAAACAGAAACACAAATACAATTAGAACTTAATACAGTAAACAAGGGTTTAGTTACAGTATCTTGCAAACGTTCACGTAATGCTCCATTTGATAATTTTAGCTTTAAAGTTAATAGTTTTGGATTGCCACAAGTTGAAGGTGCTTTTTACGACCCACTAAAAGATATATTCTAATGCAAAAAACAATTAAAACACACTTAGAAGATTTACAAACATCAGCTACAAGAATGTTAATATTAAATTCAGATAACAAAATGTTAATAAGTTATTTTAAAGACTTAACAGAAAAGTTGTTATATTTGAAACAATTAGTTGATATGGATTCAAAATACAACTGGATTGAAATTGAAAATTTAATGTTAAAGTTAAAAGAAATAGATACAGAATTAACACACATTAATATTGAAATTCAAATTGCAGAAGTAACAACAGAAAAGAAATCAGCATATATAAAAAAATAACATTATGATAGTATTATTAGTATTAGTTTTAGCAGTAGTTTTTATAGTAATGAATTTTGTTGATTGTGATATATTAATTACACCAATTAAAGGTATTATGTTCGGTGCTTTATACAATGATGATGTTTATGATACAGAAACAGACCATACAATTCAAATACTAATATTATTTATATCTTTTAATTTCCTATGGACGACTACAAATGGTTAGAACAGGTGGCAAAGCATCACAAAGAGTGGGTAGAAGTAATTCACAAACTTGGCGAGTATGATTATGCAGAAGATATAGTCCAAGAAAGCTACATTGCTTTAATGAAATATGCTGATGCTACAAAGTTAATTGATGTAAATGGTAATGTACGCAAAGGTTATATGTTTTTTACGCTTAGAAGTCTTTATTATCAGTTTTACAACAAAAAGAAAAAGATTAATAAAGTATCTTTTGATGGTTGTTGGGAATTATTTGATGATTCAAACGTAGAAGAACATAAAGCATATAATGATATATGTTTAATGATTGATGAAGAAATAGATAACTGGCACTGGTATGACCGCAAATTATTTAAATTATATCGTGATACAGATATGTCTATGCGTGATATTGCAAAAGAAACAAATATAAGTTTAATATCAATTTTTCATAGTATTAAGAATTACAAAGAAATATTAAATACAAAATTTAACAAGGATTATCAAGATTATATTACTAACGATTATAACACATTATATTAAAATGGCTAAAAGAAAAGCAAAAGGTTTAGGTGATACAATAGAAGCTATCACAACCGCAACAGGAATTAAAGCAGTAGTAGAAACATTTAGCAAAGCAACAGGTTTAGATTGTGGATGTGACAAACGAAAAGAAACATTAAATAAATTGTTTCCTTACAATTCAAACATTAATTGTTTAACTGAATCAGATTATAATTTACTTACAAGTTTTTTAGACCCTTTAAAAAACACATTAACACCAGGTGAACAATCAATAGTATCAGATATTTACTTCAATGTATTTAATTATCGTTTACAGTTAAGTTCTTGCGGTTCTTGTTGGAAAGGTAAAATAGACGAATTAAGAAAAGTATATAACGAATACAAATTAAATGACTAATGGAAATAAATGTAATACAACAAGAGTATTTAAAATCAGTAATATTAAGTCAATTATTACTTGAAGCAAATGAAAGTTTGTTTTTTACAACACAATATAAGCAGCAGGTAAAACATAAAATAAACAGTTTAAATAAAGACTTAGAAGAAGTAGTAAGAAACGAATACAAAATAATTTATAATACAGACCCAGAAACTACTACTAATATTTTAAATAGTATTGAAGAAATAGTATGCAAATTGCAAACAAGTTCAATAGATGAATTAGTATTTATAAATGCAGTTATAGACAAATATAAAGAAAACAAAGAATGGTTTAAAGAATATGGTGAAACTGAATTTTTAAAGTTAGATTAATGGCAAAAAAACAAATAGAAAAATATATACCTACAGATGAAGAATTACAATGTAGTTATATTTGTCACAAGAATGATTTAGCTTATGTTATACAACCAATACAAAATTCAAAGAAATACAAAGTAGTTAAATTTCAAATATCAAATAGATTAGAAGTACATACTTTAAAAGATAATGCACAAGATTTAGAATTAACAGAATACGATGCATTAAAAAAAACAATGGAATTATATAAACAACACTCAAAAAGATTTAACAAATGAAAGATACAATAGTAGAATCAGTAATAGAACAATTTAAACAACGTTCTGAAGTAGGAATAAATAAATATGGTGTTACACTTGACAGAGAAGATTTAGACCGCTTACAATGGCTACAACACGCACAAGAAGAAGCGATGGATTTAATTTTGTATTTAGAAAAACTAAAACAATATGAAAAGTAAACAATCAGCATTACAAAGAATAAATAGAATAATAGATTTTAACTGGAAAAGAGGTAATAATAAAGAATCAGTTAATGAAGTATACAGAAAAATAATTAATCAAAGGCTACTTAAACAGTAGTCTTTTTTTATGTTAAATATTTGTTAAAATGTATTTTGTGTTAAAAACTTGTTTATATTTGTATAACAATTTAAAACAAACATTATGACAAAGCAAGAAATTATTGAAACATTAAGTAACTGTATTGAGTTATCAAATTTATCAGAAAATGTGTATGTAAGAAATAAACTTACAATGGTAGCAGAAGCATTAATAAAAGAATGGAATGAAAGTGATGCTTATGATGAAGTAGTAAAACAAGTATTAAATTACGATGAAACAATGTTAAATTTAGATAAAATAAGAATAAGATAATGAATGAATTAGCATTAATAAAAATACAATCTAAAGTAATGGGATTGGATAGAGAATTACATCAAGCAGTAAATGATTTAATAAGCGGTAAAAGTTTAATAAGCGACGAACATTTAACTGTAATAATTAACAGTACAGAACGTGAATTAAGTGTTTATAATCATATTTTAAAGTTAATAATTAACAATCAAAACGTAAACTAATGGTACTATTATTTGACGCAGATAGTTTAATATTTGCAAGTTGTTTAAAAAGAAAAGAAAATGACAGTGATGAAAAATTCTATTTTAATATAGAAGAATCAGTACATAAGTTTGAAGAGGGGTTTATGAGTATTATAAATTATTTAGAAGATATTTATGAAATTGAAAAAGTATTAGTTTTTTCAGGTTCTAAAGGTAATTTTAGAAAATATATATCACCAAAATATAAAGCAAATAGATTGGCAATAGATTTACCGCCATTGTTAAATGAAATGCATAGATTTGTTAAAGACAATTACGATTCAATAGTTGGACACGGAGTTGAAACAGATGATATGGTAGCAAGATATTGGTATAATCTATCGCAAGAACACGGTAGAGATAATGTAATGATAATATCAATTGATAAAGATTACAAACAATTTCCCGCTTTGATTTATAATTACCATTATAATCACAAATGTATTTACGATATATCAGAATCAGAAGCTATGTATAACTTCTATGAACAAATGATTATAGGCGATGGAGCAGATAACGTTCAATATTGTAAAGGTTATGGTAAGAAATATGCTGAAAAATTATTTATAGATTGTACGTCAAGATATAGATATACAAAAAGAGTTTATGAATTATTTAAAAAAATACACAAAGGAAAAGCAAAACAAAGATATATTGAATGCTATAATTTGTTAAAATTAAGAACTAATTAAAAAAAATTTATATATTTACATTTTATTAACTAAAACAAACAAAAACAATGAACATTTTAGAAGAAGCAGACAGAATTATTAATTTACGTTCAGAAGAAAAGGAGCGTATGTATGGACCTTTTGAAGAAGGTATGGAAAGAGCAGCTATGATAGCATCAGGTTGCACAGGTAAACAATTAACGGCGCAAGATATATATATGTGTCTTGTGGCTTTAAAGTTGTCAAGACAATCTTATAATCATAAAGAAGATAATTTACTTGATGCAGTAGCTTATTTAGGAAGTTTAAACAACTATAATAATAAGTAATATGAATATAGTAACATCTTCTTTAAATCCTCAATACAATTTAAAGAATCATAAATGCTTAGAGATAGTATATCTTAAAAAATTATTTAATGAAAATAACTTGCAATTAGATATAGTAGGTAAAAAGTGTAGAACTAATAAAGATATAGAATTTTTTAAAGATATAAGTTCTAACTTAGATAGTGTTGAAAATATTTTTTTACAGTTATCTACAATAAACTTTTTTGGTGGAGAATTAAATCCATATCTATTTGATTTTACTTGCAAAATTTCTACATTAAAAGAAAAGAATTTTTATGTATTAGTTAATGACCCTAGAATTAAACCTGAGAATCCTGCTGAAGCTTTATTTAAAAGATTTAATTTATGTAAAGAACATATAGAAAATTGGAATTATATATTTGAAAACGCAACTTACATTTTTCAAGGTAAAGACTTAAATAAATTTTATAATGAAGATAAAAATAGAAAAATTATTAATTTAGATTTTTTTACTTATATATTTAAGAACGATACTAAATATTCTAAGTTTATAGATATAGAAGACAAAGAATTTGATTTAATTTATTATGGTGATAAACGCGGTAGCCATAGAGAAAAGAAAATAAAGAAATATGTTGAAAATTCTAAATCAAATCTTTTAGTAGGATATAAAACTAAAAACGTTGATACTACTTTTATGAATAAAGTATCACATAATGATTTACAAAAAGTAATTGATAAAAGTATATGTAGTTTAATTATAGGAGACAAAGAACACGAAGACAATATAGCTACATTTAGATTATATGAAACTTTAGCATCAAGTACTTTATGCGCTATTGATATAGATTACGACCCAAATAAAGAATTAATTAAAAACAAAGTTCTTAAAGATATTTTATATGTTAAAAATATAAACGATGTTGAAAAATTAATGTCATTATATTCAAAAGAATTAATACATTTGCAACAATTAGAATTAAAAAGAATATTTGAAGAAGGTAATTACAAATTAAATATAACAAGTGATGAAGTTAATAGAGAACAATTACTACTTTTTTAAATTCGCTGGAGATATAATATCAGGAAAGTTTAAAAAAACAAAACAATTATATGAAGGAACAATAGTTAATTTATTTGAAGACAAACAAGGATTTATTTACCCAATTAAAAAAGAAAACATATGTGGAACTTTAAAACAATAACAGACGCGTTTGAATATTACTATGAAAAGTTAGATAGTCAAGTAGAACAAAAAGAAATAGGAACTAAAGCATTATACAATCAAATGTTTACTATATTAGATACATCTGAAAAAATAGTTAAATCTGAATTTAGAAACTTTAAATTAGATTATGCTGAAAAAGAATGGGAATGGTATTTAAGTAAAGATAGAAGCGCTGTTGAAATAGCTAAAGTAGCTAAAATATGGTACAATCATATGGACGAACGTGGTTATGTTAACTCAAACTATGGTTGGCAATGGAGTAGAAACAATCAACTTGAATATGTAATTAAAGAACTTCAAAGGGACAAATATTCTCGTCGTGCATTAATATCTATCTATGATGGTAAAGAACACTCTGAGTACTCTAAAGATACTCCTTGCACATTATCAATTCAATTCTATTTTACACCTGATTCAAGTAAGTTACATATGACAGTATTAATGAGAAGTAATGATTTATGGTTTGGATTTTGTAATGATGCTTACACATTTTTACAATTACATAATTTAGTTTGTAAGTCTTTAAATGTAGAGCAAGGATTCTACACTCATTATGCACAAAATTTACATATATATGAAAGACACTATAACAAATTAGTTAAATAAATGTTAAAATGTAAATAACTTGTAAATAAGTATTATATTTGCTTAAACAAAAACAAATAATTATGGCTCAAAATTTCGAAGACTTAGGATTTTTTATAGAATATCACGTTGATAATAAATATGTTGGAAGTATAAGTGTTATTGAAAATGATAGAGATTGCATAGGATATTATAGTAGAATAGAAACTATAGCTAAAGAAGATATTAAATTTAAAAATAATAAAATAATAAGAAAAGGAATGATATACACTTCTTACATATATCCTTTATGTGGTAAAAAAAAATAACTATGTATTATATATATCATATTAAAGGAGTTAAAGTAGGATGCACAAATGATTTAAAAAGACGAGTTGAACAAATACAAGGATATAAAGAATATGATATACTTGCATCAACAGATAAAATAAGCCACGCATCTAAATTAGAAATACATTTTCAAAAGATTTACAATTATAAACAAGATAAAAATTCATATTTACAACTAATGATTAACAAAAACAAAAAGATTATGACAAAAATGATTCACGTTACAGAAAGAACATTAACTTTTAAAGGTACAGAAGACCAAAAATTAACAGGATATAAATTTCCTATGTTAGTTGAACTATTAAATGGCGAACATATAGAGTTTGATAACAAAACAATTAATTGGATTTTACAAAACAATGCAAGTTCTCAACATAACAAAGAAAGATTTATATATGTAGAAGCTTTATTAAATTATTTAAATGCTGGTAAAACAACTGAATTAGAAATATTTACTAATATTAGAACTTGGGCAGAACAAAAAGGAATATTTGACAAAGGAGATGTAAAGACACAATATATAAAACTACAAGAAGAAGCGGGTGAATTAGCAAAAGCATTATTAAATAATGACAAAGAAGAGATTATAGATGCTATTGGAGATTGTGTTGTAGTATTAACTAACCTATCTAAATTAGCAGGATATAATATAGAAGACTGTATATTAAGTGCATATAGTATTATAAACAAAAGAACAGGTAAAATGATTGACGGAACATTTGTAAAAGATAAATAAAATGGAAATAACAGAAAGATTAAAAGAAATAATACTACAAGAAACAGGCGAAGATATAAACATAAAAACAAGAAAGAAAAATACAGTTGAAATAAGAAGTTTATATTGTACAATACTAAAACAATTAAAGCCACATAAAACATTACAATCAATAGGAGAAACAATAGATTTAAATCACGCTACAATCATACACGCATTAAAAATGTATGAAGTATACAGTAAAGATAATAAAGACTTAAAAGCAATTAAAGATACTATTTTAAGCCACTTTATAGAAGTAGACAAACAAATAGAAGAACTAACAGAAACAGAAGCATTACAGCAACAAATAAACACATTAAGATTTAACAACAACGAATTAAAAAACGAACTAAAGAAACAACAACAAACAAAAAAATATAACT